GTGTTTTCCCAAGGGGTGGTTATCCCTTGGTGCTTTTCCAAGGGGTGTGTTTTAGGTGTTTGTTTTTAAGCTATTTGTTTGTTTTAAGTTGTTTGTTTATTTCTTAAATTTTTTTTTTTTTTTTTTAAGAATAGGTATTAAGCATACCCCCACAAGCACACACCCCTAAGCACACACCCATAAGCACGGCGGGGTCCGGGGGGTGGGGGGTGGGATATGCCCGGAACGGCCAACGGGGTGGGTACATGGTATTCATACCGTGCTCATGGGTGTATAAACTGTAGCAGATTTGCCAACTAGTGGCATACCCGGCGGTCGACTAGTTGGGGGTTTTGCGGTACGGGTGCGGGAAAATCACGCTGGTAGATACTGGTATATACGGGTACACCAATGTCGACATTAGGTTAAAGCGAGAATGTAGACAATTCGGCTTTGCACGGGCGTCCGGCTTTGTCGACCCGGGCGGGGCGCGGAATTGGGCGTACGGGGCGTTTATGACGGGGCGCGGGGCGCGGGGTGGGGGTTTACCCCATCCGGGCGGCGCGGGCGCGTTATACGGCCCGTAACGGCCCGCATCGGCCATTGTACCGCGCGGCGGGCGGTCATTTTATATACGCCCGGGCGTCGGGGGCGCGGGGGCATTGTGCCTTGCTTGGTTTGTTCGGCCATTGTGCCGCTATCAGGGGCAAACCTGCTAGCAATTCAATTGTCACAAATTGGCATGGTAATTGCAAGCTAGCAATTCGGTTGCCACAAATTGGCACGTCAATTGCCAGGGTAGCAATTCGGTTGCCAAAATCGGTATGGACATGCCCTAGCAATTTGATTGCCAACTTTTTTTCATGGAGGGCTTGACAACGGCGGCCGGATATGGCATGATCATAATAGATGCAACGGCCGCCCGGCGGCGGTTCGGCGGCGCGGCGGTTGCATCAAATTTGGAGAAAGGAAAGGAAAGGTGGCGAAAAACCAGTTTATCAAAGCGGAAGTTATCGAGGACACGATTAACTTCCAATTCCCAACTATCGGGGCGGCGCATGCCGTTACCCCGTTCGGTTTCTCAGAGGATATTCAGAAGCGGCTTCTGTTCCACGGGCTTGAACAGAAGCTGAGGGATTCGGTGGCGGCTTCGGCCGATACGCCGGACGCGGAACGGTACGAACGGTTCGTCGCAACACTGACCGCTCTCCAAGAGGGACGGTGGAACGTCCGCGTGGCGACGGAGAAAGAGGAAAGTTGGGAGATTCTCGCTGATGCGCTGCATGAGGCGCTCGGCGGACGGAAACCCATCGAGGCGGTTCGGACATACGTGCAGTCTCTTGACCGCTCCGGACGGGCGAAGGTCCGGGCGATCCCCGAAGTGGCCGCGGCACTCGCCCGCCGCCGCGGCAAGGCCGTTTCACTCGACGAACTGCCCATCTAGGGCGGTTCGTCGACTCCTGGGGCGCCCTAGCGATAGGGCGCCCCTTTTTGTTTGCCCGCGCGGGCGCGGGCTTCGACCGGGGGGCCCCCAGAGCTTTGATGGGCGTCGGCATCCACAGACCCCCCGTGCCGTCGCCAAGCCCCAAACTTATCGACATTTTGCCCGCAAAAAATAATTGACATTCACCCCCGTCCATGATACAATACAATCACGGCACCCACACCTACATGTACAAGCCAGCTACAACTCGGCCCCCTGGATACTCGATCCAGAAAATAAACCACCGGCACGAGCAGATAATCAACTGGCTTCTCGCCAACCCACATCGTACACTGAAAGAGTGCGCGGCAGAATTCGGCTACACGAAGGAATGGATCTACGCCCTCGTGGGCACGGATCTGTTCCAGGCCGAGTACCAGCGCCGGGCGCGTGAGGCCGCGGTTCCGGCAATCCACACTGTCCGCACACGTATCGCAGGGCTGGCCCTTCTGGCCCTCGAAAAGGCCGAAGAGAAGCTCGCCTCCGGACGGGCCTCAGACACATTCCACAGCAGCTCCATGCGAACGGCCCTTGAAGCCCTAGGTTTCATCGGCCAAAACGGGCAGCCCAGCCTCCACCGGCACGAGCACATACATATCGACGGCGAGGCCCTCTTGAAGGCCCGCGAGTCGGCTCGGCTCTCTGGCGTGTCACCCGCCAAGGGCGACAACGTAATCGAACCGGAACCGGAAAAACACCGGTTGGAAAGCGGAATCCTTGAATGCTCCACCCGGGGGGGCTCTCAATGATAGCCGAAGTCACACGTGACGAGATATTCTCCCTGGCGGCTAAGGACAATGATTTCTTCTGCCGGACGTTTTTCCCCAACACCTTCCGGCAGCCAATTCCAGATTTCCACCGGGACATCTGGACTCTTCTCTCCGACCAAGCACACAGACGGGTAGCAGTGATGGTCTTTCGCGGAGGGGGGAAGACTACCCTCCTCCGCACTTTTTTAGCCAAGCGCATAGCCTACGGTATAACCCGGGTGGCTATGTTCGTGTCCGAAACCCAAGACCACGCCCGTCGAAGTCTTCGGTGGCTCCGCAAGCAGATAGAATTCAACCCCGCGTTCACAAGCACGTACTGCCTATCTCCCGGAAAGCCCTGGACCGATGAGATCTGCGAGATAAATCATGAGCTCCTAGGCCAGACTTCCGTCGTCATGGCCCTCGGTATAACAGGCCAGATCCGTGGCTTCAACATAGACGACTACCGTCCGGATTTGATCATAGTCGACGACCCGTGCAACGAAGAAAACACGGCCACCCCCGAGCAGCGGCTCAAGACGTCGGAGCTTTTCTTCGGCGGGCTCGAACACAGCCTTGCCCCACAGACCGAATCCCCAGACGCTAAGATAGTCCTTCTCCAGACACCATTCCATCCAGAGGATCTTGTAAGCACATGCCACAAGAATCCTGGCTGGGCCTCCCGCAGATATAGCTGCTTCAATCCCGACGGCTCCAGTGTATGGCCGGAGCGCTTCCCAACCGAGACCCTTCTCAACGAGAAGTCCATATACATGCAGCTCAACCAGCTGTCTCTGTGGTTTCGGGAGATGGAGTGCCAGCTCACAAACAAAGAGGAATCGGTATTTCGCCAGGAGTGGCTCAAGTACTACGACATACTCCCCTCCGATATGGTCACCTTCATGGGCATAGATCCCGTCCCGCCCCCAACCGACTCCTCTGTTGCCAAGAACCTCCACCGCCGTGACTTCGAGTGCCTCGCCGTAGTCGGCCGATGGAAGGGCAACTACTTCCTACTTGAGTACAGTGCAAACAGAGGCCACACCCCGGAGTGGACCTCTTCCGAATTCTTCCGCCTGTTGGACAAGTGGCACCCGCGTAAGGTCCGAGTGGAAACCACAGCTTACCAGTCCACACTAAAGTGGTACCTCGAACAGGAAATGCGCTCCAGGGGCAGGTACGTCCAAATAGACGCGGACGACACAAAACGGAAGAAGCTACACCTCATCTCACAGGCCCTCTCCGGCATAGCTAGCTCCGGCTCTTTCTACATCCGCAAGGAGCATCGGGATTTCATCGAGCAATTCTCTACGTATCCCTACAGCACGCACGACGATATCCTGAATGCTGTGGCATTGGCCGTAAACGCGGCCCAGGGCATCCACCTCGACGACAGCGGGGACGGAATCCCTTGGTACAAAGACATTGAGCCCATCGGGGACGATTGGAGGGTAGCACCCTAATGGCCAGCCTTGGAAGCTACCAGAAACAACTGGAGTATGGGTCAGAGCTGCACGACAAGATACTCTCTGCCCTGAAAAGCCATCTTGTCAGGTGGCGCAGTGTAGTCTCTAACCGTCTGGATGCCTGGAAGCGAGCCGAGGAACTCTACATGGCCTTCATCCCAGAGCAGGATGAAGACGCCCGCAGACGAAGCCAGCGCGAGAGCGGAAAACCCCAGTACACAACCCTCGTAATACCCTACAGCTACGCTACCCTCCTCACAGCCCATACATATTGGGTCAGTGTATTCCTCTCCCGATCCCCCATCTTTCAATTCATGGGCCGGCATGGTGAATCCGAACAGCAGATACAGGCCGTAGAAGCCCTAATCGACTACCAAGTCCAGGTCGGCCAGATGATTCCATCGCTCTACTGGTGGCTCATGGACGTCGGCAAATACGGCTACGGGGTGATCGGCTGTTACTGGGCTGATGAATCATACACAATTACCCGGTTCGTCGAGAAGCCGAAGGAAGTCCTCGGAATACCAATCCCTGGAACCTCCGAGGTAGTGCAGATAATCGAGCCGGTCCAGGGCTACGAGGGCAACAAGCTCTTCAACATCCGCCCCCACGATTTCATCTTCGATCCTCGAACCCCGTTATCCCGGTACCAAGATGGAGAATTCTGTGGTCGGCTCCTCACTATGGGCATGAACGAAGTGAAGCGGCGAGCGGCCCGTGGTGAGTACTTCAATGTCGAGCACATTGAGCGTGCGTCGGCCTCTGTCTACCGCGAAAGACTCCTCAGCTCACCCCAGGTGAACCTTCCCTTCGAACAGGGCGGCCTGGAGAACTACTACCCAGACACCAAAAAGCCTGGTGTGGTCGAACTCTCTGAGATTGTATGGGAGATAGTCCCATCTGAGCTTGGCGTCGGTGATTCTGACTTCCCCGAGAAGTGGGTCTTCACAGTAGCCGCAGATGCAGTTATCATTGGCTGCCAGCCAATGGGAGAATACCACAACAAGTTCCCGTTCTTCGTACTGATGTACGACTTCGATCCGTACTCCGTCTCCCCCAAGGGGATGATGGACTACCTCAAGCCCCTCAACGACGTCCTCGATTGGCTGTTCAACAGCCACATGTTCAACGTACGTAAGGCCCTCAATGACCAATGGGTCATAGACCCCTCCCGTGTCCTGGTACGGGATATAAAAGAGGGCGGACCGGGCCGCATAATCCGGCTTACGCCAGAGGCGTACGGCACTGACGTCCGCACGGCCATTACACAGTTTCCTGTCGTGGACATAACCCGACAGCATCTTGCCTCCATCGACCAAGTCATATCGCTTATCCAACGCGTCACGGGTGTCACAGACAATCTGATGGGCGTCGTATACCCCGGCGGCCGTAAGACAGCCACAGAAGTCCGCTCCAGCAACACTTTCGGAGTGAACAGATTGAAGACCTTGGCAGAGTACTTCTCCGCTTCCGCCTGGTCGCCGCTCGCACAAGTTCTTGTGCAGAACAGCCAACAGCACTACAGTGCTGCTCGCAAAATGCGGATTGTCGGCGACCTCGCTGGTGAGGCACGCAAGTTTGTCGAAGTCACCCCTGAGTCCATCCAGGGCTTCTACGACTTTGTCCCCGTCGACGGAACCCTCCCGATCGACCGATTTGCGCAAGCAAATCTTTGGAAAGAGATTCTTCTCGGTATCCACCAGTCGCCTATCCTGGCCCAACAATTCGATATTGGCCGCATATTCGCTTGGATGGCCCAACTCGCAGGGCTCAAGAATATCAACCAATTCAAAATCCAGGTTACGCCCGACGAGGCAGCCCTATCCGCGGCCGCGAACGGCTCTATTCGTCCAATTCGGCCTGCTCCACCCGGGGGGGCTCCCACACAAGTGCCAGGGGTACCCGAGTTACAAGGAGTTTTGCCGCAGGTATGACAAGAGAGCAGAGGATCGAAGAACTTCAGGCGCGCCGTGAATACCTATTCAACGGCATGCAGGGGAAGTTTTGGCTCGAACTGCACAAGATCCTCTACGGACAGCTCCTCAATCGCAGGAATGCACTGTTTTCCCTTTCCATCCGGGGCCTCGACAGCGCTTTCGAAGCTGCCTCATTGCAGGCCGAGGTGGCTATGCTTCAGTTTGTTATGAATCTCCCAGCAATTCTTCTGAAAGACACAGAAGAGGATATAAAGTCTATGCTTGCCCGAGACCAGGAGCATGGGCACGAACAGGAAACATGATTTATGGCAGTCGAAACTGTAGACAACGCGGTTGGCAACGATGACAATGCCCTTATCGAGGGCGCGGAACAGGTAGATTTCTCTCAGCTTGCTGCTGACATAGACGCTGATGTTGGCGGTGAAGCTCCTCCCACTGCCAAGGCCGGACTTCAGCCCGCTCAGCAGCAACAGGGGCCGCAGCAGGCGAGCACTGCGGCCCCGCCCCAACCTTCTCCAGTTGTACAGCAGCCTCCGGCTGCACCACAGCCAGCTGCTACACTACAGCCAACGGCTGTACCACAGCCCACAGCCGTACCTGCTCCACCCGGGGGGGCTCCCGTACAAGGCCAAAGTCAATTTGGCGAGGAACAGATACGTCAACTGTGGGAAACAAGGCGTGGTGAGGTCAAACAGTTTATTGCCAGTAAGTATGGCCTTACAGACGAGCAGCGCGTGGCGTTCCTTTCCGAACCGGAGAAGGTGGTTCCTGAGCTTATAGCGAACCTTTTCCTAGATGTCTACGACGCTGTTTTTGCAAACATAACGGCGCAACTTCCGTATCTTATTAATCCTGTTCTTGAACAACGTCAGAGAGCATCTGAATTCGAGCGTAGGTTCTACGAAAAGTGGCCTATTCTCAAGTCCAAGCCGGAGTACGATGCCACTGTGCGCAGGTTAGCGAGTGGTTATCGCCAGCTCAATCCTAATTCGACTATGGAGCAGGCTATTCAGGAGATTGGTGCACAAGCCATAGTTGCTCTTGGGCTGCTACAGCAGCTCAGTCAGCAGGCACAGCCCCAGCCCCAAGCGCAGCCAGCTCCGAAGCCGCCGCAGTACCGACCAGCCCAGGGCGGACCGGCGGTTGGTGTTGGTAACCAGCGTAACTCTGAGAATATATTCGCAGAGCTAGCTGACTACTATCTCAAAAGGTTTGAGTGAGGTGATTTAACATGGCTTTTGCAGGACTTCGTGGTACAGGTAAATTCGGCGCGGATGAGCGACCGCTAGATTTCCGAGAAATGATACTGTGGGCACGGCCCAACGGCTCTGCCCCTTTAACAGCTCTTCTCTCCAAGATGAAGAGTGAAAAGACCGATTTCGCGACATTCAACTGGTGGGTGGAGAAGCTGAACGCCGTAAGGGTTCTGTCCAGCGGTCTCCATAACACCACAGCTACGACTATCACTCTTGTCAGTGGTGGGCTCGATCTCGTCCCCGGTGATATCCTCCAGGTTGAAAAGAGCGAATCCACCACGTACGACAATGAGCTGGTCGAAGTGACGTCTGTCACCAATGACACGTCTATCAATGTCAACAGGGGTGTGGCCGGGAGTACAGCGGCGTCCTTTACTGGGGCCTATCTCACAAGGGTTGGCTCTGCTTTCCAAGAAGGTACGTCGTCCCCGTCCATCAGCCAACGTAATCCTACCAAGATAACCAACTATTGTCAGCTTTTCAAGACAAGCGTTGGTATCACCGGGACAGCTATGGCCGAGCAAGGCCACCGTACTGGTGACCCGTGGAAGAACGACAAAATCCGTAAGATGTTCGATCATGCCGCATCTATGGAGTTTGCCTTCTTGTTCGGTAAGCCGTACGAGGACACGTCCGGCGCGCACCCGAAGCGGTTCACTGGCGGCCTTCGTTATTTCATCACGACCAATGTCACAATCTTCACGACCACGCCAACAGAAGATACGTTCCTCTCGGCGGTGTACAAGGTGTTTGATTACAATGTCAGCGATGCCGGTGATGAACGTATTGCGTTCTGTGGTAATGGGTTCCTGAACAGCCTCAACAAGCTGGCGAAGAACTCTGCTTCCAGCAGGGTGATCTTCGACGGTGTTGTAGAGCTGTATGGGATGAGATTGACGAAGTGGATTCTTCCGCAAGGGACCATTTTGTTCAAGACACACCCACTTCTCAATCTTCATGGTCGCTACTCCAACAGTGCCTTCATCATTGATCCCTCGTCTCTCAGATACCGATATCTCAGAGACACTCGGTTCAAGGACAATGTGCAGGCACCGGACGAGGATTCCCGAAAGGGATATTGGTTGACGGAGTGCGGCCTTGAGGTGCAGCACGAATACACCTGCGCCTACATCGGCAACTTTGTGGTGTAACTGGGGTGGGGAGGATGGAGTACCGAGTATTGCTCGGGACGTGTGGTACGCCGCACAGGGAATTCCTTGCCTCTGTGGTTGGTCTTGTTATAGACTTTGCCGAGAAAGGTGAGCCTGGTAATTCCCATTACCTCGGCATAGCAATACAAAAGGGCTCCATCCTTCCACAGTTACGTCACAGACTTGTGCGGAGGGCACAGGAGTTGGGCGCTACACATATCCTGTTTGCCGACAGCGATCAGGATTTTCCTCCCTATGCCCTCCGCCAACTTTTATCACATAGACTCCCGGTTGTGGGAGCCAATATCGCCACCAAGATGATACCCTCATCTCCGACAGCCAGGCACAGGCACGAGGTGGTATCCACTGGTACCCCGGTCGAGCCGAAGGAAACTGGTGTCGAGAAGGTATGGAGGCTTGGCCTTGGGTTTACTCTTATCGAGATGGGGGTATTCGATACTGTGCCTCCGCCGTGGTTTGAGGTGAGGTATAAGCCTGAGGTCGATGATTATGAGGGTGAGGACTGGTATTTTATGGCCAAGCTGGAGGCGGCCGGCATAGGTGTATACGTAGATCATGGTCTTTCCCTCGGTGTTGGTCACTGGGGGGATATAAGGTTTGACTTAGGGATGGTCGAGCGGAAACATGGAGATATTCTGCTTCCGTTTGAAAATCGCCGTATAATAATGCCGTGGGAGATTGGAGGTTGAGATGCCTAAGAAGCTTGAAGAGAAATTGAAGCGCGAAGCCTCGAAGAAGGGACTGAAGGGCGAGCGCAGGGATGCGTATGTGTATGGGACTTTGAGGAAGACTGGATGGAAGCCGAGCCGAGGCCGACATGCCCCTTGAGTCTGTCACAAAGATTGTTGATCTCAATGAATTGTGGCCTCTAGGTTCTGACCAGAAGCTAGAGGGGGACGATCATATTCGGAACCTCAAGAAGGCCATCAAGAGCCTGCTTTCTGATGTGGCACAGATTGGGTTCAAACTTCTTGAGGTTACTCTTACGGCCGCAACAACTAACATTGACTACACAGGTGTGGTCAACGAAGGTGCTATTCTGACAGTGATTATCCGCCAGGATTCCACTGGCGGTAGGCAGATCACATGGGCCTCAAAGTTCAAGGGTGCCACAACATCTATAGATGTCACTCCAAACAAAGCTTCCGTTTTTCAGTTCGTTGGGAAGGCCAACGGTGATCTGTTGCTCTGCTCTTTGCCTGTATTGGGGTTGTCTATATGATGAATAAAGTCAAAAAGATTTACATTGTTGGTATAGTGCTTGTCCTTACAATATTTGTAGCTCTTCTCCTCTATGCCCAGGATTCCATCTATGGGCTGCCGCCGCATATAGCCATATTCCCGAAGGCCGATGGGACCTCTACTGGTGAGTTCAGGTTCCTTGAGCTATTCACAAACGGAAGCAACTATGTGGCGATGAAAGCGCCCAACAGCCTTCCGTCCAATACACTGTTCGTGCTTCCGCCTACGAACGGGTCTAGTGGGCAATTTCTTGCTACCGACGGCAACGGGGTGACGTCGTGGAGTAATCCCAAGGAGTTCAATAAGTGGCAGTATACATACAAGGTCTACTCTGGTGACTCCAGTACCATATACTCCGTCTACTCGACCCGTGCATTCCCGGTTACGCTGACGGAGGTGTACTGCAAATCTGCTGATCCATCCTTCAGCCTTGTGTTCAACCTGTTGAGAGATGACGGCAGTCCGGCCTATGTTATGCCGACAACTCTCAATTGTAATATAAGTGGCGCGTCCAGTACTGCGTTCAACTCGGGGGAGAACGTCTTGAGTATTGGACACACATTGACACATCAGACAGCATCTATATCTGGAGGTGGATCTGTCAGTGCGGTATACATTACTCTCACTTTTACTATTAATTAGCGCTGCCGCCCAGAACATAGACATCAACAAGCAGACCAAAGGCACGCTCCAAGAGTCGCGTATAGATCCTGTAGTCGCCAGGAAAACCGACGCCTCCAGCCCACCTGATGGCTGCGCTGAGTGGACATCCGGCCGTATAAAGTCGACTGGCGTTGCATGTGGTACGGGGAGCGGTGGTGGCGGAGTATCGAATGCATACTCTCAGATATCGGATGCCACCTCTAATGCGTCTGCGTCAGGGTCTGACACTATCACTGTGAGGTCGAGTGATGGCTCCATACTAGTAACTGTTGGTAACGATGATACAGTCTATGGTGACAATATTGATCTGAGATTGAACAAAACCGCCGATGCCGCTCAATTTGCTGCGTCTACTTCGTGGACTAGGCTGGGAGCAGACCACGGCCTTGGTACCAGCTGTGAGTGGCTCGCCGGCACATACACTCTGTCCGGTGGTGTGTATACACGCACTGAGGGCTACACGCAGTACACGTGCAACACGTCCACCGGAGACGTAACAATTACATGGCCTTCAGCCACGGCTGGCGTCCTTGTGCTTATAAAGTCAGGTGGAACCGGTCCTGGTGGCTCTGGAAGTGGAGGTGGGGGTGGAGGTTCTGGCCTTCCTGACCCAGGATTCAATGGTATTGTGGTCAGGACGTCGAGTACATCTACCGTAGCCCGCCAGATAGCCGGGACTACAGGTCGCGTAGTTGTAACCAACTCGGACGGTGTAAATGGCGATCCGCAGATAGATGTTGGCAGTGACGTGGCACTGAAGACTACCAGCAATACGTGGACTGCTAAGCAGACCTTTCCCCCGACCGCATCCACAGCTGGTATGTCTGTAACGTGCGCCGCACTTCCGTCTTCCCCATCCGCCGGTGATATAGCCTGTGACTCCGGCGACGGCAACAAGCTTAAGCAGTACAACGGCACATCCTGGGTTGACCTCACCCAAGTCGGCCAGGGCCACACAATTCAGGATGAGGGATCTCCTCTCACCCAGAGAGCTGGGTTGAACTTCACTGGTGCTGGAGTGACATGCACCGACAATGCTGCTCAAAACAGAACAGATTGTACAATTAGTGGTGGTGGCGGTGGTGGCGGGAGTTTCGACCCGGCGACAACGTACGATATGACAGGGGCGAACAAGGTCAACGTCCAATACATCAGCCACTACCTTGCCAACAACTCTACTGGTACGACTCTCTACAAGCTCACCTGCCTTGCGTCCGACGGCACAGTGCAAGATTGCACAACCGCAAACGCCTCTAGAAGGCTTGGGATTTGTATGGAGAGCTGTGGAACAACTGGATCGGCTAGAATCGCAATCCACGGGAAGATGACCTGCCAATTCGATGGCAGTGTCACAGCTGGAAATTGGGCAGGGCCTAGTAGCAGTGTAAACGGAAAATGCACCGACGCAGGCACGACTAAGCCTGCCGGGGCCATTGGGATTATTCTAGTTACGCAGACAGGAGCTGGCAACTATGATATTCTTGCAGGGCTTCCGTAGATGGGTTTTTCGTTGTGCTCCACCCGGGGGGGCTCTTATTATAGTTCTATTCCCGTACCTGTTGTATTCTGCTGTATTCAAGAATCCGGCTAACTGCTCTACTCGACCGTGTACATATACAGTCACGTGTGCAGCCCAAACATGTACCTCAGCTGAGAACACAGATCTCCAGGGGGTCTTTAACGAAGCCAACCTGGGTGATACAATAAAGCTCGAAGCCGGTCGCATTTGGACCGGACAGTTCAATATCAACCAGAGGCCTGGTTCAGGGTGGCTATTGATTACTTCTACCCTTGACAACCGATTACCTCCGCCGGACGCACGAGTGACTGGTCATTACCGGGGCGTTATGCCTACGATACGAAACAGCTCCGGCGGGGCAATGGCAATTCAGCTTGTGAATGGCGGAACTCCGGCCCGCTTTATCAAGTTTGTGGGTGTTCGATTCATAGCCCAAACCGGGGCGGCAGGTCTCGTTCGTATCGGAGGAAACCCCATAACTTCACCATCGGCTGATGTCGAGGACGTAGTATTCGACAGATGTATCGTCGAAAACCCTGGCTGGCTTACCAACATAGGATTCCTCCTTGGATCTAGGGGGGATAGGGTTGATGTTATAAACTCCTACCTCCAAGGGGCAATGAAATACAACGGCGAGGTTCAGGCGATCACATTCCTTTGGGGGAACCATCGTATCTTGAACAACTACATCGCTGATGTAACCGGCGAGAATGTTATGTTCGGGGGTACTGCTCCGTCGTTAGCGACCCCGAAGAACAAGGCGACAAACAGTGGTGAGTTCGCTTATAATAGTGTTGTAAATCACGAAAGGCGTCTGAGATTCCGCGCTTGGATACCCAATGAGTGGTATTTCAAGAACGCGGTTGTCAGGAACGCTGGCACCGACTACATTACAAGCTCGACCTGCTTTGATGGAGCTACATTCGGATCGGGCTGCACGTGGACTTCGACGACCTCTGACCAAGTTGTCAAAAACAATTTTGAATGCAAAAACTGCGCCGATCTGATGGTCCACCATAATACCTTCGATGGTATGTGGGTATCGGCTCAATATGAGTCGGTAGTCTTTAAAGTTGCCAACTGCCCGAAGGATTCGGGCACTGGCTGCCAATGTCCTCCAGGGTTTTCAGGAAATGTGAACGTGAATGGCTTAGATGTAACAAGCGCAGACGGGAATCCGCTTCCATTCATGTTTCAGTCTGCCACATCGGCTATTACCATCAACGGGGTAGCCATGACGATTGCTGACTTTGACCTTACCAACCAGAACCATCTTCTTTTAGCCAGTTCAGGTGGAACATTAACCAACGTTCCATACAGTTGGGGTAATGCCAACTGTATAGGGGCGTATATGCAAAATCTCACCTTTGAGAACAATATTGTTGTGCGTTCTCCACAGGCCTGGCAGATTGTCCAGCTAAACGAGTCTGAACGCCAGAAGGTCGGGAACATCCTTGCTCGTAACAATCTCTTCTATGAGGTTGATTGTGATCGGTGGCGGCGTGTGGATGCTTCGTGCGGAAATGCGAAGTTTGGTGCCGTCAGAATAACCGGGATGCCTCCGGGAGTAATTTTCAAGAACAATACTGTATTTTTTAATCGGTCCCCTCATCAAGCCGGTGTGGACGTTAGTGGCACCTTCAGCTGTGTTGGTATTCCGACGGGCCAAGGAAGCTGCACAACCGGTTCAGCGGCCCAGGGCGACACACGCTTTCTAAACAACATCGTCAGCAAAGGCAGTACCTATATGGTGTTCGGCGAGTCGCCACCGGCAAACGACACCTCTTCTCTCAGCACCAAGTTCTGCCAGGGAGGATGTAACGCTGCCTCTTTCAACGGCAATATCCTTACTGGGGTTGCGTTGAGTGGTTGGCCAACGACGACTTACAACCTTTGCTCGTCGAGCGCTAGTTGTACACCTGATTATACCTTTGTAGATCCAACGAGGGGTAAGCTTTTTGAAGATTACAATGGTGGGTTCTGGAAGGTCGCTAGCGGATGGAACAGGGCCGGGGCCTACGCTGAGCACCCTGGGGCGAGATGGGATTCTCTCCCCTCGATTCTCCACCCAGATACGAACGCGATTGGGCCTAAAGTTACTGCGACATCCAATTCCTTCACTCTAACCTACAATCTCACAGCTCCTCAACGCTATATCAGATGTAGTGTGGAGGCAGCGACGTCCCCAGATCTCGACTCGGGGCTGGTCAACAGCCTCGATGCGGCTCAGTTCCTTCAGCCGGGGCACGACACACCTGGTGGGCTGGCTAGGTCTATCACTGTTACTGGGCTAACCAGCGGAACAACCTACTACTTCAGACTCCATTGTGGAGGAGGTTTCTATGAGGGCAGCGTTACTACTCCTTAGCTTTTCAACGTTACTCTTTTCTCAAACGGAGGTCGGTCCCAGAACATTCAAGGGCTCTCAAGATATGTCAGCTGCTTCATGGAAGCCTCCTGCGGTCACTGTTAGTGGACTTCCGACTGCATCTGCTAATAGTGGAAGGGTGTATCTTGTCACTGATTCTTCCACCGCTGGAGACTGTACTACCGGAGGCGGCTCAGCCCGAACGTTTTGTGTCTCCAACGGAACGAGTTGGGTTGCATTGGGAGATGGCACTGGCGGTGGCGGTGGTAGTGGGGATATCACTGCCGTAGGAAACTGTGCCACCGGGGACTGTTTTCAGTCACAGACAGCCAACACCATCTTTGCTGCCCCAAATGGGAGTGCTGGTCAAGCCTCTTTCAGAGCTCTTGTCTTCGCTGATCTTCCAGTAATCAACATTCCCTGGCAAGTCGGCGTTGGCTTTGAGAGCACACCATCTACGGGTGATGTTCCTGTTCCACTTCAGGTTCCGGCGAATTGTTCTGGAACCATCACGATGAACAAAGTCAATGTAACAGCCAGAAACCGTGGGACGGGGAACATGAGCTTCAACGTATTGAAATGCACTAACGGAACAACCGAAACGTGCGTCTCGGTGTTTTCCGGCGGAGCACAGACATATAGTTCCACCGGCAATATTCAGCAGTCATTTACTCCAGACCAGAACAACACTCCGGCGCTCACGGACTATTTCAAGATCAATCTATCGGCCGTGAACGGCCAGGACGACTTCGCGATTGTGTTGGGGGGCAAGTGCGCAGCGTCACAGTAATATTCTTAGCGACCCTTAGTCTCAAGGCAGATCTGTGCGTCGACACTGGAAAGTTCCAATTCCCGACCACCGGCGGAAACTTCAGTATCACTGGATCGTCGTGCCAGCCTAAGGTTGTGATTTTCCACTACAACCCAGGCCCAATGGATGGCGTGGGCGGTGCCTATAATTATGGTTTCGGGGTAGGAATCAGCTCAACTTCAAGAGCAACAATCACTTCCGGATCGGCCGACGGCACGCTCAATGCCGACAGTGGGTATTCCAACAACGCCGCAATCTACGTCCTTAATTCTAACACCGGGTCGGCCAACAGGGCCGATGTTGTAAGTCTCAACTCCGATGGATTCACCCTGAACGCATTGGATGTATCGTCCACGATCATCAGTAAGGTACAGTGGCTGTCGATTGGTGGCAGCGACCTTACTAATGTGTCGCTTGTGACGTACCAGTCGAACACTACTACCGGAAGTCAGGCCCTAACTGGAGCTGGCTTTGCTCCCGACGCCGCCATAGTGTTCACTGCCGGTTTTACGACCCCACCACCAGATGCCACTGGAACTCTAGACACCTTCCACGGCCTTGGCTATGCAGCCAAGGGTACCCCTATCACGCAAGGAGCCACAGGGGTGGAGATCACTCAGACCGTCAACTCCGAGCGTAGATCCCAGAGTACATCCAACGTCATTTATCTTCCAGATCAGGCCTCGATGAGATGGGAAGCATCAGTGTCAAGTTTCGGCACTGATGGCATCACTCTAAATTGGACGACTGTACAGTCGACGGCCATCTACTTTTTTGTCCTGTATATGAAGGGCCCGAAGTTCAAGGTGGTGTCTTTCAACCAGCCCGCAGCCACCGGATCTCAGTCGATCACTGGGGTTGGATTTCAGCCCTCGGCGGGTCTCTTCACGAGCTTTTGCGCAGCAGCCACCACTGGACAGGTAGCCGACGGAAACTGGGGTTCTGGCGTTGGCGTTAGTTCAACAAAGCGCGGGTGGGTGTGGTCCTCGGCGAGGTCGGGGAACAACAACAGCTCTAGAGGGAATGGTCAGGATGGGGTCATTGCCTGCTACACAGAGAACTCCTCAACCCCCACCTTCAGAAGCAAGGCCGATCTCACCTCCTGGGACAGTGACGGCTTTACTCTGTCCTGGACCGTCAGCGAAGCTACCGCAAGGCAGGTGATCGGACTTTTGGTAGGTCCGGTCTCCGCGCCGCCGCCCGGCAGGATCACATCGCCATTGCTGATTACGCGTGAAGTTGGGCTTCCAATTAATGAGGGTACTATATGACTAAACAGGAGCTCATCGAACGGATTGCCAAGGCCATCGCGGAGATGGAGGGTTTCTATAGCACATCCACACGGCCGACCCTTAGTCAGCGCAATGCCAATCCTGGTAACATCAGACAGTGGCGAGATAGTCGTGGTAGGACGTACCCTACGGCGAATGGCTATGTCGACTTTGTGGCGTGGGCGTCGGAGCACTTTCCTAACGCCTCGCGCGAAGAGATAAACCGACGTGCTATCAAGGAGGGCTGGCGTGTTCTGCGCGTATTAATTAGGCAGTATGTAGGTGGGCGCTACACGCAAGGCAAGACGCCGACTGTTAAGGAGATGTTTCGTGTCTATGCTCCATCTGCCGACGGTAACAATCCAGATAACTACGCTCGATTTGTGGCTCGAAAGCTCGGCGTGCGGCTGGATCAAAGACTCATCGACTTGGTAACGACTTGATAACAAGGAGAATAAGGAGAATTGAATGCCTAAGATCAAAATCGAAGCAGACGTCAGAGGTGTACCTTTTGGAGCGGAGGTTGTGACTAGCTTCATTGCTCAACTCCAACGGTATGTCGATAATACTAACTCTACCAATTCTCAACTTTTTGCAATGAGGCTGAGAGATTGGGAGCTCAACCGAAGAATCTCTTCTAAGTCTGACGAGGAGTTTGCCAGCATCTTTGGCCCACGTCCAACTCCGCCAAAAAAGCTCGACTTCAATCTTACAGTTCGGCCTAGTGAATTTGGAGGCTTAGACTTCGACTACGAGTTCGTAACTTTGCCGTTTGACGTGACTAGTGTGTAGACAATACGATGAAAAAATTTATAATTGGGACTGCGATAGGTATAACCGTAGGGGAGCACAACTTTCCTACTGCGTATGGTGTCCTGTTAGGGCTTATGGTACTCGACGTTGCCTCGGGTATTGTGCGTTCAGCCATACGTGGTAATGTTAACTCTGGCTCGTACAGAGTGGGTGTCCTTAAGAAGTCCCTTATAGTTATGACTGTGGCTGCTGGTCATGTATTTGCTTTGTTGACAGTGTATGTACCATGGCTTTCTAATGTAGATCTCCCACTCGGTGTAGCCTTTGCCGTAGCATTTTGCATTGGCGAGATGATTTCCATACTCGAAAACATAGTCGAGTCCGGAGTGAAAGTGCCGAGGCTTGTCATGGACGTTACAAAACTTCTAGAGAAGTCTGAAACAGATGAGATTCGTAGACAATGAAGATCCTGTAGGTGTGAAAGACGGCTCTAACAGGGAGTTCCAATTGTCGGGTGTGCCGAATCCAGATTCGTCCCTTGTGGTTATAAAGAACGGCATTGTGCAGATGTTGGGCGTTGACTATTCAGTGTCTGGTAGTACCGTGACGTTCTTTGAGGCTCCACAGGTTGGAGACTATATTAGGGCGTGGTACAGAGTACATGATGATTAGGGGATGATATATGCTATTCTATGACAACGAAGTCCCAAGTGGCATAGTAAATGGGTCTAACTCTACTTTTACTCTAAGCGCAGCTCCGTCTCCGGACTCCTCTCTTATACTGACTCGCAACGGTGTATTGCAGATAAGAGGAGTCGACTACATTATATCTGGCTCTACAATCACATTCATAAACGTACCGCAGACTGGGGACTATCTTAGGGCCTGGTATAGAGTCGAAGATACGGTCTTGGGGCCGACTACAGGCGGTCTGTACAGAGACGACGTTGTGCAATTGATTATGGACCGCCTTGGGATGAGGACTGGCCTTGAAACATTGATTATACGGCATATGCAGCACGTACAGGCCATGCTAGAGTCCAGACAGACACTTCCGTGGTTTCTCGTTAGGTCTGTGGATATAAGCACCACATCCAAGAACGTAGCTATACCATACGATATGATACGCGAGGTTGATGATGTGGATGCTATGTGGCTTGTCAGAAGTGACGGCAGACAGACTGCCCTGCCTAAATTCGACTACGATGCATTGGCTACATCGGAGGCCTACGCTGGTTCCGGAAACCCCAGGGCATATGCCTTGTATGGCACGAATTTCTACTTCTTTCCAGCCCCAGATGGTGTGAAGAACTTCAAGCTTTTGTATTATGGGTTTGACAAGCCTCTTTCGTCTAACATAAAAAACAACTGGCTTATATACGCCACTAAGCTTGTCATTGCAGAGACCGGACTCTCGGTAGCAAGAACTTTGAGGGATCTCGACCAGGCTGCTATATTCCTCAACGAGGCAAAGGAGGCTTGGCTTGAGCTTGTCAGATCTAACACTGCAAGGCTAATGGCTGGTCTTAGGAGCTCTGTGGGTGATTATACAGCTTAGTCCTACAAAAGGTGTATCCATTGATATCAGCCCGAGGATTGCCCCTCTGGATATGTGGACTTACGTCCGCAATGTGCACTTTGACGAGGGAGGCATACGTAAGAGCAACAGGTGGGTTGATCTTTTGGTTAACACTGTAGAGCCCTATGGTCTTTGGTCCATAAATGACCCTTCAAAGACGTTCGTGGTAGTAGCCGGATTGAAGAAGATATACGCTTTCATTGGACAGTCGGGGTTTAACATAACACGCCAAAGTTCTGGTGTAGATGTGGATTACACAGGGAGCACCTCTGATCATTGGACAGCTACGGTATTCAATGGCATACCTATCTTTAACAACTCTGTGGATCTGCCACAAGCCTGGAATCCAATGGATACAAGCATAAGGCTTGTAGATCTACCCAACTGGCCTACTGATAAAAGAGCAAAGGTTATACGCACATTTAAGAACTACCTTGTAGCACTCAATGTCTCCGGAGACCCAAGAATGGTTAAGTGGTCCCACTCTGCTCCGCCAGGTTCGTTGCCGTCATCTTGGGACCCGACAGACGCTACCAAAGAAGCAGGGGAAAAGTCCCTCGGGGAGGGGGATGATAAGCTAGTGGATTGTCTCCAGTTGGGGGACTCTAATGTAATATACGGTCAGTCGTCTATCACGTTGATGCGGCTTGCCCCACTGCCGTTCGTCTTCAGCTTCCTTGGTGTGTCTAAGGCAAGCGGAGTTATCTCTGTAGATTGTGCAAAAGAATTCAACGGCATCCATTTTGTAGTTACATCAGACGACGTAATCTTGTTCGATGGCAACAGTATACGTAGTATAGCTGAGGGCCGTATTAGACGATGGCTCTTCTCGAATATAGAGCCGCAGGCTATAGGCTTAGTACGTGTTGTAAAGAATCAAAGATCTAGGGAGATGTGGGTGTTTTTCCCATCCTTAGGGTCGAGCGTCCTCAATATGGCCGCAGTGTGGAATTGGCAATACGACACTTGGACCATTATGGATGATGTGCAGTCATTCAGATCTGTATCGCAGCAGATGTTTGTAGAGTCTGGGGCTACAGGTGTGTGGGATACAGACACAGGCACCTGGAATTCAGACTCACAGCCGTGGTCTGGTGAGACACCAATTGAAAGCGTTGTGTCCGGTAGGTTTCTAGGCGGGTCTATAAGTCCAACGCCGAAGGTGATGCACTACGACAGAAGCCTTCCATCCACCAGCAAAAGCGTACTGGAAAGGGTAGCCATAGATGCCTTTGCGAACAGGGACGGAAGCATCGTCAGAGATCCTACGAGGAGAAAGCTGTCCTTAGGGGTATGGCCGTATATAGAGACAAGCAATAACCAACAGTTCAAAATCCGCCTTGGATCACATAACAGGCCAGAAGAGGCTGTAAATTGGGGAGTCGACAAAGTATTCTCTGTAGGTTCGGTTGACAAGGTAGATGACTACAGAGAGGGTCGATATTTAGCTGTCCATATAGAAGATGTACCAGGATCTGATTGGAGACTGGTGTCGTTTGGCCTTGAAGTTTCGCCATTGGGGCTATTATGACAGCAGAAGAACTATCTGGTATACTTGACAGATTAAAGAGAATCGAGGAGAGCCTTTTCCAGATATCGCATAGGCCGCCGGACAAAATTACAAAACCTATGCTTCGTATAGCAGATGGAGTCGACTGGAACCCTGGTGCCGGGGCGGGGCTTTATCTGTCTATGGACGGTGTAACATGGACAAAGTTGTAGTCTGCAGAATGGCACAGGACGAAGTGGACAAGTTTTGGTCCAAAGTGTGCAATTTTATTGCCATGTCGTTGCAGCGGTCTTTGGGCGAGATGACACCACTTGGTGTTAGAAATGCATTGAAAGACGGCAGCATGCAGATGTGGCTTGTAGCCGACATGGGCGGTGCGGATGATCCAGTTAAGTTCGTTGCTGGATGCGTCACGCAGATTGTGGAATATGAGTCCTTCAGGTCGCTTCGCATAGCTATGATAGGCGGAGCGGGACTTGATGAGTGGAAAGACAAACTTATGTCGGCAGTAGATCATTTTGCTCGTAGTGAAGGCTGTAAATACATAGAGGCCGTCGGCAGAAGAGGGCTTGAGAAGAAGATATCTCCACTTGGGTTCAAGCCGGAGTATACTGTGTACATAAAGGAGGTTCCTGGTTATGGGCAAAACGGCAGGGGAAACAAGGCAAGTCAGTAGAACTTCACTACCATCGTTTCAACAACCGTACTTCGAAGGTCTACTCCAGGCTGCAAAAAGTCTATATGAGACTGGTGGTCCAAAGTTCTTTCCTGGGAATACGGTGGCCGGATTTGCCCCAGCCGAAGAGGAGGCATTCCGACATATAGAGCGTGCAGCTCCGCTATACGCGGGGTATGTGCAAGATTACGCCTTTCCAGCTCTAACATCTGCTCTCAGAGCTCCTGATGTAGCTAACAATCCATACGTATCCGGTATGGCTCAGGCCGCCACAAGGCAAATAACACAGGGCCTTCTGGAGCAGGCATTACCAGAGCTTCGGCAGGGAGCTGTATCTACCGGTAATCGCGGCAGCACACGCGAGTCTCTAGCGTCTGCACAGGCAGTAGAGCGTGCTGCAAGGGCAGTGGGTGATACTACGGCTAACATCTACGGCAATGCCTACAACTCAGGCCTGAATGCAATGATAAGTGGCCTCCAGCTTCTACCTACGGTAGGAAACGCACTTTTCGAACCCGCTTACCAGCTGTCGTCGGTTGGTGAAAGCCAAAGATCCCTGGAGCAAGCCCGCATAAATGAGGCAATAGCCAGATTTACACACGAACAGAATCTGCCCTGGCAAACACTATCTGAGTACGCTAATCTCATATCGTTCCCTGGTGGTGGGCAGTCTGAGGTAACAGTAACAGGGACTCCGCCAAGCTCTGCACAGCAGTGGCTCGGCGGCGGGTTGGCTATTTTATCCCAAATTCCCAACATCCTCAACCTGTTGAGGATGTTTGGCCTGATAGGATAAAACTATGGGCGGATTTATAGATCCATTCTCTGGTCTTGGCGGCTTTATGCCGCAGGGTGGTGATGCTTCATATCCGTGGTGGCTCTCTGCGGACGAACTATGGCGCATGTTCGGCATGGCACCACCTATGTTCTTCGCATCGAGGCCACCTGTGTTTCCAGTATCTCCACCGGCAAGTGGAGCTCCCGCAGAGCCTGTAGACCCAAGGAGTGGCCTCCCACAGTCCCTCGTCGATCAACTCTGGCAAATCAACCCGCCTGAGGGCGTTCCGCCAGAGCTGCTAGAGCCACATCCACAATTCGGACTCCCCAAGTGGATAGTTGCCAGAGCCCAAGGATTTCTGGAGCAGAAAGGGTGGGACACTAACAACCTGCCGTTGTTCTTCCAGACTATACCTTGGAATGAGATACTTGCCATTCTGTCGCCGGCTTGGACTCCACACTACAGAGTCGATGTCGAAGAGCCCACGCCGAAAGAACCAGAGCAGCCAGGGCAACCGTCGGAGCCAGAGAAACCGTCGGAGACCGGGAGTACACCTGGCAAGTACATACCACCTAAACCCCCGGATGTGCCTGGGGCTGATTGGCAATGGAACCCTATAGCTGGCATTTGGGTACTTGTCCCAGAGAAGCCGCCTACTTTTTCTGTCGACGTAAATGAGCCCCCAGGGGAATCTCCGGGATCGCCGCCACCATCTTCGGAATCGCCGCCACCATACACACCACCGCCTGGCGAGCCACCACAACCGCCCATTATAGAGGAGCCGCCGCCCGTGATTACACCGCCAGGCCCAGGACCGGGGGAGCCGCCTGGGGAACAACAGCCGCCACCAGCAGGAGGGTTACCCGGAGGTATTCTGCCAGCACTCGCCGCTGCGAGTGGTGGAGGGGTGGGAGCTCCGTATCCTGGGCAACCAGCCCCAAACGTAGGGATGCTTAGGCAGCTTATATCGCAGTTCTTGATACCTGCCTACATACCAACAGCAATCCAAGGATTAAGGAGAAAGTAAAATGTCAATGTTTAGAACTGACATACCAGGAAGGAACCCGGCATATTACCCTACTCAAGAGACTATAGACTGGGTACTCAACTCCCTTGGTCTGCCAAGGGAGTGGCTTACTTACACTGGCGGTGGTACTGGGCCTGGGCCTGACTTTACTTGGCCAGACATACCTGCTATCCAGATTCCTGGCGGTGACCCATTGAGCATTGGCCTTATAGCCCAGCGCCTGTCGAGTATGCCACCAGAGGTAGTAGCTCAGGAAATAAGGGATAGTGTAAGAAGAATGGGCGTGAATGGAATTCCTCTTAATCCACGCTCTATACCTCCGCCTGGTGGTGGGCAGCCGGGGCCTGATCAGACAGGCGGAGGTGGCGGTCGACCTTCGGGTGGTGGCTACACTCCGTGGGCTACTGCTACCCAAGGCGGCGGTACACAGTTGGCTGGTGCTGGAAATGCTAATCAACAAGGATCTATCGAGGCCCTAAATGCTCTGTTGTCTGGAATTGGTCCAATACCACTGACACCAAACCCAGTAGATGTGAAATCCGCCATGTCAGCTATGGGTGTACCTGGACAGTGGCAGCCAAGGCAATCTGCCTTCTCTTTCGGGCCGTACATGCCAATAGTGCCAGCTGGATTAGCTAGCAGACGGAGGTACTAGGATGCCAAAGCAACCTCGTGTGAATACACAGCAGCCACCACTCGTTCTATATGGTAATCAAGAGGGACAAAGCCAGCCGCAGGGCGGTAACAGGTTCATAAACTTACTCAAAGACCCCCGCGCTACGGCGTTCCTCCTAAATATGGCCTACGGCCTTACACAGCCTAGAGGCCTTGGCGAGACGGGAACTACGGCCGCCATAAGGTCTCTCATGCAAGGCTACCAAGGCATGGCCTTGGCCACGGAGCTAGCTCGGCAGCGACAGCTGGAGGAACAGAAGGCTCGGATAGAGGCCGCAAAGGCTGCCGCGGAGATAGCGAAGACTGGAGCAGAGACTGGAAAGATACAGGCGGAAACAGAAGTGGCTAAGGCACAACCAGAGGCTGTACGGTCTGAGGCCCAACTGCGAAAGGCCCAGGCAAAGAAGGCTGAAGTGGAGGCTTCTGTTGCACCGAAGCTGGCAGAGGCAGACCTCACAAGAGCTCTGGCTTCGCAGGCACAGGCAAAGATAGCTGAGTCGAAGCTAGCATTCGACAGGGCTGAGGCTGAGAGAAAAGCAGAGTTTGCTCTCCGGGAGCTGGATCTACAAGAGCGGAGGCTGCAGGAATTGTCTCGCAGCAACCAGGCTGACGAGAGAGTACAGCGGGAGCGTAATGCGCTGTTAAAACAGCGCAACGAAGCCTACAATAAATACATGGAAGCCATGGCCACAAAGCTGGCCCATGACGCAAAGATGGGTGACTGGGAGAAAGTGCAGTTCGAGGCTATAAAGGCATACCTGGAAAGTAACCCATCCATGCCAAACGAGACATCGGAGGAAAAGAGGAAGAGACTAGATGAGGCCTTTGAATTCGGAAAGAGTGTAGTGAACCAGCTCAAGGGATCTGTACAAACACAGGCCACTGGGGGTGGAAAGAGGGTTAAATACAGCGAAGTCAAGAGGGCCGCCGAGGAGACAGGTACCCCATTGAAAGAGGCAGTAGACAAAGTGCTTAGCGCCGGCTACCAAATCGACTACGATGAGAAATGAGTGAAATAACGGAGCTCCTCAAAAATTCGACTGGGACAGATAATGTCTCCCTTATAAAGAGGATTCTCAGCGCGGAAAAACCGCCAGAACAGCCGTCCGGCCCTAAGGCTCTGCTTGGGCAGATGATGACGTTCGGCCTCCAAGCAGCCGAAGGTGTAAAGACAGTAGCGAGGGGCGGACTCGGTACTCTCCAGATGCTGGGAATAGACACATCTGGGGCACTCAAAGCTATAGATGAGAACATACCTAGTCTGCCAGTACCTACAGTCGAGGAGCTCTTCAAAAACCCAAGTGTATCCAAAGTAACAAATGGTATACTCAGTTGGGTAAGCCAGCAACTGCCTGTTCTCGGATCTAACTTTGCAGCTTCGGCAGCCGGAGCAGCAGCTGGAGGTGCAGTCGGTGGGCTGCCAGGTGCTATAACAGGTGCAGCCATAGGTAACCTGATTGCTAGCTACATGTTCAACGCGGGCAACTTGTACCTCGATCTAAAAGAAAAAGGAGCCGACGACAAGTTTGCTGCTAGCTTAGCCGGTATACCGATGGCTCTCTTAGATGCAATAACACCATATAAGATAGGTTCCAGGCTACTCTTTCTTCCGAAGAGAATGCTCAAAGCCGGAGAGATAATAGCCACTGAGGCTATACCGGAAGCACTACAGGCGGTCGTTGAGGAAAGCACGAAGTACTACAAAGGTGTCAGCGATGGATGGGATGCTGCGCTAAGCAATATACTCAACTCGTTTACTATGGGTGCAGTGGTAGGCGGGGCAGCGGAGGTGGCCACAAGGGTTGCTGAAGCTGCAAAGCAAAGGGTGCCTGCACCACAAACAGAAACAGGGACAAAGACAAAGACAGAAACAGGAACTGTAGGCACTGCGGGGACTACGGAAACCACAGGAACTACAGAGACTACAGGGACTACAGGAACCACAGAAACTACAGAGACCACCACTACACCTACACCTGGAGAGCCCCCCCGGGTGGAGCCACCACCGACTCCATCAATTCCATCCACCGCTGAGCCATCACGCATTCCATCAATTCCATCTTTCACCGAAATAAAAGCCTCGTTTCAGGAGGAGATATCTTCAGAGAAATTCGACAGCGTAATCAGGACGGCCACGGAACAGCAAGTCGACCTGGGCGAATTGGTCGAAGAGGCCAAGAACATAACGTCATACGACGAAGCTGTAGGATTCGGCAACAAAGTATTCGATCTTGGTCACGACGCTGTTGTGCATATATACAAGCAGATCCCTGATATCCCTGCTACAGCTGGCGAAAATCCGGTTAAGGTCATTCTATCCCGTATTATACGATATAAAGTCGGGTCTGCGGACACACTCCCCAGTGTGCCGCAGATAAGTGACAGCCAGATACCAGCACTGCGACATTTCGCTGCCTCTACAGACCCAATAGACAGAGTGGGTGCACTCGCTAAATTGGCTTACAAAGGATTAGCGTCGTGGCTCGACGTCGCAAAAGCCCGCAGGGCGATGATAGAGGATTGGAGGAGTAACGGGTTTAGTAATGATAATTTTGTAATTTCAAGGATATTAGGCGCAGAGTCGCTTGTAAACACACTGAGGGCAGCCTCTCCGCAGGGTATACCATCAGTTGATATATCCACGTTCGACTTGCTGGCTGACTACGATTCGAGGTTTGCTAAGATAGTAGATGCCAGCAAGCTAGACGAAACAGAGGGTGGATACGTATCGAAGGCCCATCCAAGGGCTGGCGTCGATTTGAGAAGCCCGGAGAACAGAAGGCTCTTTATACAAAGAGCCGCGGAGATCCTTGGCAAGCAAGTCAGTGAAATCACGGATAGTGATATACTAGATGCTGCTGCTCGGCTCGGCTTCGAAGCCGTCGTCGACAACGGATATCTGCGGCTGACATCTGCTGCACCCAGAGGGCTTATATACTACATAAAACCGGAAACTCTATTTGCAGGGCTCCCTGGTAAGGACCCTCCTAAGGTAGCTGCATGGACTAAAGCCCTTGGCAACAAGTTGATGGTGTACGCGCCCTTCGATTACGACAAGGCCAAGGCATTCTACGAGCGTCACAAGAAAGTCATAGACGACTTTAGAGATCTCATAGAGGATATAGCCGCCGATATAATGGTTAAGATATCTGGCATGACTGTACAAGGACTGCCAGGTGATAAAGTCCCAGAATTGTGGAAAATAGTACGCAGGGTTGTGCCAATGGTGTCTGATACTGCGTACGGCCTCTTCGTACCCATAAGATCGGATCGTAAAAGGGCTCTCATAGGTGTATCTATAATCGACCTCAACGAGCCCCACGATCCGGAAAGGACTGTTGGTACAATAGTACACGAGCTCTCACATACTATAGCATCCCACAATGTTGGGCCTGGTGAACAGGATGACTTCGATATATACTTGGCTAAAATGCATGCCCTAGCCGATCAGCTAGGGCTGATCAAGAAGCACGCTTACAATATTAGAAAGTTCGTTGCTGGATACTCCAACGAACTGAAACGAATCAGACGGGAGGCAGAACGTGAATTCTTCGTCGACAGCGAAGACACTCGAACGGGTTTGGGCGCTATCCGACATATTCTCGGCATTACCGGAGGACTATCTACTGGTAGTGAAGGACATAACGTTGAAGGACGACCGACTATCGGAGCAGGTGAAAGCGAGGATCGTACTGGCTATACAGACGGTACTAGAGAAACGGGGGTACAAGGGGCACCCAATTCCTGGGGAAAAGACGCCCCAAGAGTACCGCCAGATCCTGGGCCTGCCTACAGAGGAGATTGGCCAGAGGCCTCAGGACACTACCTCAACATCGCACAACCAGCGCTAGCTGAGGACAGATTCGGCCACTATGCAGTGGAGGATGTGTCAGATCCGTATGCAGATCAACTATCTGATATGGTAGTCCAAGCGTCGACGATTGGCAAGCAAGTCCAGCAAACCATCTTTGAAGATGTATCCACGTTCAACAGATTCATAGGATATGTCACAGGTATAAAGCAGCTAGCCATATTGAATCCCAACATGGCCTCCTTGGTGCACTACACCAATAAGGTTGTTGCAGACTTCATGCTCACAAAGATAGAGGTCCTAAAGGAGGCCGACGGGATCTTGCGAGATTGGGCCAAGATTGGCCCGAAGGCCGATGCGAAGCTCTCTGAGTTCATCTACAAGGTGATGGACAAATCCTTCGAGAGCAAAACCAGGCTCTCTCCGTATGAGGTCCAGCTTATGGCTATTGATGCCGGCCTCTCTTCTGATCTATTCGAACTGTACCGTAGGATAGACTCTTTCTTCGTAAAGGCCCTTGACTCTATGGAGGCTGCGGCCAAAGACGAAATAGAGAGGGTTCTCGGGGCTGGATCTCCTGGTGCTATAGCTGCAATCGAACAGCTCAAGAAAGACATGGACCTCCTCCGTAACAGGAACTTCTACCCGTCTTACAGGTTCGGAAGATGGGCTGTTGTGGCTAAGGCAAATCAGAGCATAACACTGGACGGCAGGTCATATGGCAAAGGGCAAACCATATACTTCTCTGGCAATGAGTCCAAGTCGCAGCAGGATGAAGACTACAAGCGGATGCTGAAGTACTTCAAAGATGCTGGTGTTTCTGATAGTGTTATAGTATACAAGGATTGGATACCGAAAGAGGTTGAGCCATTTCTAAACTTCTCCCCTGTGCTGTTTGACATGCTTGTGCAGCATCTCAACCTCGACCCTCAGCAGATTAAAAAGGCCAGGGAGTATATGTACAAGCTTGCCCCTGGACAGGGGTGGGTGAAGCATATGATAGCCAAGCGGAATATAAAGGGATACTCCCTGGACGCTCGGAGGGCCTTTGCGAGCTATGCCCAAAGCTATGCAAACCACCTCGCACGTATAAAGCACCGATGGCAGTTACAGGAGGCCATTAAGAACCTAGAATCCGAAGTCACGGCGAATAACGTAGATAGAACAAAGGGCAGACAGCTTCTGGAAGTCGTGGAACGGCACTACATGGATATCATGAATCCAACCACAGACTTTCAGACACTTAAGGGCGCCATGTGGATCATGTACTTCGCCCTTGTGCCGAAGCAGGCACTCATGAACCTCACTGAGGTTCCAATGTTCTCGTACCCATACCTAGCAAAAAGATTTGGCTATAACTTTGGTGTCAAAGATGGGCCAGTCAAAATCGAGATGGCGCGGGCCTACAAAGATGCGATACCGAATAAGCGCATCGACATTGCTACACAGGAAATGATAGAGACCCTCACAAACGAGGGATTGTTGGACCAAAGCTTCGCCACTGAGGTCTCGGCTGCGGCCGATGGTGGACTTGCTGGGAAGTACTTCAGTAGAACCAGGATAGGATATGCTTGGCGGCAGGGAATTGAGTGGTCGACAAAGCTCTTCGCTATGGCGGAGAGATACAACCGTAGAGTCACTGCTATAGCAGCTTTTCGATTGGCTAAGAAACACGGCATGACAACAGATGAGGCCATAAATGAGGCCAGAAGGGCCGTGGTAGTCGCTATGGGCGACTACTCATTTGCGAACAGGCCAGAGCTCATGAGGGGCAAAAAGAGCATTTTGTTTGTATTCAAGATGTTCCAACAGAAAAGTCTGTTTTACACTTTCAACAACGAAGGTGGGCTAGGGTTCTACCTTATGACTATGGCTATGGCCGGCGCCCTCGGTATACCACTGGCCCAGGAGGTTGTAGATCTACTGGATTTCATCTTCACGTCCCTCAGGGGAAAGAAGACGGATCTGCGGGCTTCTATCCAAGAAACATTCAACAGCATAATACAGGGTCTCGGTGATATAGTATTGAACGGCTTGTCCCGCACGTCGTTCGGTCTGACTGGACTAAATCTTCTGTTCGGGGCACCTGTGCCAGCAATAGACATGAGCGCCTCGCTTCAGATGGGCAAGATCATTAACATTGGGGAACTCCTAGCTGCTATACAAGGCACAGAAGATCCTGACAGAGCAATCCTCAACTTTGCATCGTCGCTCTTTGGTGTCGCAGCGTCTACTGGCACGAACATGGCCAGAGCTGCACTTATCGACAGCCCGTCGTCGTCTAAGTGGATACGTGTTATTCCGTCTCTGGGCATCCGCAACATATCGCGGTTTGTGGAGGCTGTTACTACAAGCAAGCTTACTAACGCAAAGGGCGAGACCCTCGTCAACTTCGACTTCAGAAACCCGGAGCACATTGCAGAGGTAATGGCAATGCTGATGGGGGCGCAGCCAACACGTCTCAACAGGCGGTACGAAGCTCTAACGTCGGCACACGATTTTGTAAGGTACCACCTTGCAAGGCGGGAGAAGTTAATGGCAGAGTATGCCCTGGCAGTCTACAACAGGCATACAGACCCGCAGGAACTGGAAGATGCTAAGAAAGAGATCAGGGAATACAATAATATGGTAAGGTCTGATAAAGACCTCGCTCCATTTGCTATAACCAGCAAGCAGCTGGCGGAGTCCCTCAACAGAAGGTATGCTGGTATGAAACTGAGGGAGGCCGGTCTTCCTACACAACGAAGCCTGGTCGACATACACATGCGATTCCTTAGGGCTTACGGCATCGCACCCACTCTTTCCCAGCCTCAACAATAATCTCAACAGCTCCACATTGGATAAGGCCTTCTAGTATATCACTGAAGGCTTTATAGGAGCTGACTTTGTGCATAAACCTCCTCCACAGCTCCTGTCTGGTTACCTTCTTGGACCTCTCGACGAACTTTCCGACCTCTTCTAGAAGGGAGCCTTCTTCCGTCGTCTGCACGGTACGGATAGTAAGGCCTATGTCGGCCTCAAGGGCTGACAGTATCTTCTCTGCTCCCTCAAGATGTTTCATTTCTATAATGAGTGAATTGCTCTCGGCCGCGGACAACACCATTGCCAACTTATGAATCATTGTGAACTTCCGTCCGGCATAGCCGAGCTGTCCGTCCTCAGATAGGCTTGGCACCACGTTTTCCCAATGGTGCTTGTACCATTGCTCTCCCCATCTGTAAGCCTCCTCCGTGACAGTAAACTTACCGCTCAGCATAGATATCTCCTCTAGGTCATGTAGGAGACTATCTGACAGTTCCTCCATGTCACACGGCTTCTTTTCTCGGCTCGGGTAGGCCACCAGCCGCTTTTTCTGCGATGCGTACACCAATAGGCACCGCGACATGAATCCTCCGCCGATCATTCTCTTGGGAAGATTGTCGCTGAGCCATGCCGGCGTTGTGGCTGCTATGATATTTATCCACGGGTTGACAGCTGATAATGTGCCTTGTGTTCTTGTCTCCCTCTTCCAGGAGCCCACTTTGCCATCCCAGAGGTCTGTTAACACAGTTATCATCTTTGTGTCCTGGAAATCCACCAATGAGCCGAACTCACTTGAATAGAACGTGAGACAGCTCATTGGGTGGAATTCGCCATCTATAAGAACATCCTCTCTGGCCTCCGAGAGGCTCTTCACGAGGGCTTGCCAAGTTAAACTATCCGGCCCGAAGTTTATACCTGGTACCTCTGCCAAGAATCCACGGCCGATATCGAGGGTGGTGGACTTCGTAACTACGGCTGGCGGTGCCACGAATATGATGTAGAAGTTTGGGGTCCAATTGAAGTACAGCTCTTCTATCCACACCTTCCTCCGTAGTGCACCTGCGATTGTTCCAACCCCCACCCAGAAGTGCATCGACTCTGGGGCCTCCGAAAAGGAAGTGTACAGAAGATACGACTTGAGCCAATTCTCCAGTTTCCTCATTCTTGAAAATTCCTATTGACATATGACTCAGCCTATGGTATCATATAATGGAGCCCCCCCGGGTGGAGCGACTGGCCTACAGGCTTCGGTCCTCTGGCTGGTTCCCCCCAAGCCGGGTTGAGCCGGAAGGTTCGACCCGGCTTTCTCATTTTTGTCTCCATTTTCCAGTCCTCACAATGTCTCCATTTTACCCCACCGCTTGCCAACCTTCAACTCGGATGGGATAGTCAGTGGGTTGGGATACGGAACCACCACCTTCGAGGCCTCTTTGATCTTCTCCACGGCAGACTCCAAGTCCTCTTCTCTCACCTGCATGAGCAACTCGTCATGCACCTGAAGGAGCACATTCACCTCCGGCGCTGTCTCTACCAGCCTACGCCAGACCCGATTGATCACGCAGGCCACTGTGGACTGCGGAATCCACGCCAGGGCCTCTGGGAGTAGCCCATCGACCCTGTCGAAGAATATTATCCGATACCCAAACATGTTAGACACAGAGTGCGTGTTGAGCAGTTGTTCCTCTACCCTCTTGTGCCAACGGCGGATACCAGGATATTTCTTAAACCACGCATCCTGCGCGGCACGGGCTTCCTTCTCTGTAATCTTCTGGGTTCTTGCCATTGTGCGGTAGCTGCCGCCGTAGTTTGTGCCGTGGATGAACGACTTGGCTTTCTTGTAGGGCATCCCAATGACACCAGCCGCGGCCTTGTATATGTTCACCCCGTTGGCAAGCATCTCCGCCAGCTCTTCCTCCCCGCTTTCCCAAACGACCACGTGGAGGTCTGCCTTTACCAGGTCCATAGACACCAGAACGTGGCCCTCGTCGGCCACAAACATGTCCCTTATGTTAGGGAGTGACCTGTGGAACTCATCCTCGTCCGGCTCCCACTTCGGTATGTTCTGCCCATTTGTTCCCCAGCCGAGTGGATTGGCCGAGCTGGAGAATCTGAACGTCTTTGTACCTGCCGGATTCAGGCCACAATAGAACCTGTTGTCCGGTCCATTCTTCTCTATAAACGTACTGAGAAGCACCCGCATCGTACGGGCCTCTTGTATGAGCCTTATTGGTCTTTCCAATAGTGGCTCGTGCACGGCCAGCGCATCTAGCGCGTCGTCATTGAGTGTCGGGCGTCCGGTCTTTCTGTGCTTCTGTATTGGTATGTTCAAGACACTGTGCCGCCCATCTATAACCCTCCGAAGATCCTCGTAGAAGAGCTTCCGCAGTTGGTGGCTGTTGTGAGGATTTACTGGCTCTCCTACGATGTACTCCAGCCTCCTCGTTCTCTGCTCCAACCCCTCCTCTAGCTTTGACTTTATGTCGGTCCTCAGGCTGCCATCCAATCTCACGCCTGTCAGCATAGACCGGAGTGTTGGAGTGAACAGCGACATTTGGAACTCGAATTGCTCCGAGAGCCCTACCTCCTTGAGGGCTCTCTCCTGCACTTCGTGTATTTCGTATGTATATATGCAGTCCTTAGCATTGTACTCCCACAGCGATAGGTCGCGCAGAGACCTTGGCCCCCAATCCTTGACATCATCCTTCCAATAACAGTAATAGTCGCAGTATATACTGGCCAAGTAGTCTAGGCTCTTCTCCTTCCCTGGGAACAGAACGTTCTGCGCTATCATTGTATCGAACCTCGGCTCTATGATGTGTCCCCACCATAGGGCCATCATGAAGAGATCGTAGAGGAGGTTCTGACCCACTACGTCGCAGGACCGAAGGGTTTCGACTATACTGTTTACAATAGCCGCCTCCTGGTCCAAGGTCCATTCACCCAGTGGGATCACTATGGCCTCGCTCTTGGACCATGAGAGCCCCACGCACACTATTGTTTGCGCTGAGGTCTCTATGTCGAGGACTAATCTCCTCCGTGCTCCACCCGGGGGGGCTCTCCGGATGTTTTCGAGCGTGTCCATTATGGCTTCGAAGGATGGATCTATGTAGAATGTACAGCTCGGAGGTATGAATGGCCTTTTGTGCACTCTTTTTAGATCATGTACAGTATCGGCTCTCCTTGACCATTCTCTCAAGATAGCCGACGGATGTATAACCGGCAGCACGTTGTAGGTGTTGCCAACTATATCCCACCTGAGCATAGATCCCCTCCATTTAGTAATGGACTCCAGCCCCGTCAGAGCCCACAACGCCGTCTCGCCGCAGCACACTATAACATCAGGATTCAGTGCTTGCACCTCGGCCAGCAGATCGTCTATGTGCCTTCTAACCGAGCCGAGAACCCACGCCCCATTGTATTGTACCCAGTCAGGGCCTGGCTGTTTCTTCCTCCTGTCCAGGAACATGGATATCTCATTTCCGTCAGGCCTGAATCTGAACACGTTTGTAAAGTAGCAATCCGTCGACAAGATCCCAGCCTCGTTGAGCATTCTTCGCAGCTCATTTCCGGCTGGTCCTACGAACGGCCGCCCAGCGTACTCCTCCTTTTCGCCAGGGGCTTCGCCGACAACCATTATCTTAGCGTCTGTTGGCCCGTGTCCTGGAACATATCTCGGCATTTTGCAAGATTCTCCTGTGCAATGGTTACCATCCTCGGCTCTATGTCACATCCCATCACGTTCAAGCCGTACTTCAGCCCTTCCACAAGAAAAACCCCTGTTCCACAGAATGGGTCAATGAGGGTTTCTCCGGGCCAAGCTACTGCCGATACCAACTTCTTTGCAAGCTCTGCGGGCTTCTCTGGACCTTCTTCCCTATCTAGTTGGCGGGCTACAATTACATCGTGCAATTCTTTCATGGTTCTATTTCCCTTCCTGGCTATTAGGATCGTGTCGTACGTTCTTCTTGGCCAGATATCTGGCACTGGAGCTATTCCGTTCTCTTTGTACCATATCAACGGGACTGGCCACACGTCCCAGCCGATGCCATCGACTATTTTCCGCAGCTCTGCGAACCTCCTAGGGCTACAGAATACAAGCAGGCGAGAGTTGTCTTTGCATACATCATAAAGAAGACCGATGGCTTCATGGAGCAGCGCAGACACGTCTGCCCAACTGTCATTGTAGGTGTGTGGCGTAGATGAACCATAGAGGGCCTGTCTATCTACTTCGATTCCGTATGGCGGGTCTGTTATAACTACGTCAACCGACTTTTTGTTGAGCCCTGCCAGCCAAGCCCTGCAGTCCATACATTGCACAGACCAAGTTTCCCTCTTCCTCCTTACGATCTCCTGTGCTATGTCGTTCATAGACAGTTGGAACATTCTCTTGAGGGCTTCGCGTTCGTTCTTTGCCTTTGCTATCTCTGGATCGTCGAGGTGACTCGCTAGCAGGATTTTGTTGGATATCGTGTATGGATTCAGCTCTACTCCTGACTGCTCGGCTAGCAACTTCCCTGTGTCTTCTATGGTCCAGTCGCTGTTCTGCATGGTTTTGAGCCTGTGGATAGCAGCTATCGCCAAAGCTCGCTCTTTCCAAGTAAGGTCAAGCCTGTATATATTCTCGTACAGCTCAGCCTTAGCCGCTTCTTCGATACTCATCTCGTCGAACCAAGTGGCCGGTATTGTGCCGTAGTCGATTGGCTTGTTGCAGAACAATACCTTCTTACCGCGGCTGTGAAGGTTAGATACAGCAGTGAGCCTTCTGAATCCAGCTACAAGGGTCGGTCCTTTCTTCCCCCTCCGTAGTACTATTGGGTGAAGAAGCCCGACCTCTTCGATAGACTTTTCTAGCTCTTCGATGTCTCCTACGGCTTGTCTTTGCCTCTCTTCGATTATAATCTCTTCAATACGTACCAGCATTTTCCTTTTTCCTGTTGTAGATCTCCAGGTGTCTCCTGTACAAAGTCCCAAAGTCCAACCTTCTTCTGAAGCTGGACAATCCCTCTACATGCTGCACCGCAATCTTGGGCGTGTACTTATTTACAAACCCTTTGCGGAATGCACGTTCTTGCCATTCTTGATCCTCGAAGCCGTAACCTCCTGTAAAGTCTTCGTCTAAAAAACCCACTTTCTCAATTGCATGCCTCGGCAGAAGCACGCATATGAATGGGAAAGCCCTGGGGCCTATCCAGGGCTTTATCTTTCTCTCCGTGGCCGCTTTGTACTTTGCTATGCCGTTGAACATCATAGTGACTGGTTTTACCGATGCCGCTCCAATCACCACTGGAAAGACCCCGCAGTATAACTGGCGGTCACCGAGCTCGTACACCAGCTTGTCTACCCCGTTTTCGGTCACAAGCTTCACGTCGTCATTGGACAACAGTATACACTTGGCTTTCCTGTCCAGCGCCCTCTTGATGCCTATGTTTGCATTCTTGGCGAAACTGAACTGTCCGCTAGCTCCATACACAAGTTCTATGTCCAGGTCTATCGTCTTGCATTTCTCTACAAACACATCAAACGGAGAATGTGAGTCCACTACGACTATGACCTGTGAATCCGGTTGGGTTTTCGTTAAGGAGTGTAGAAATACTTCGAGGTTCGACAGGTACCTACTTGGCACTACCACTATCGCAGACATCTCCAGCTCCTGCTTCAGCTTTTGCCCATGAGTTCACTTCCCCCTCTATGGTTTTGTACAGGCAGCTTGTCGAACACATGTGCTTCGTGCCGTTGTCGGATGAGCGGGATTGCTTATTGACTCTCCTCACTGATATTTCTCCTGTGCAAACCCTTACTGCAAAGTATCCATTGCTATTTACAGGGCGTTTGCACATATCGCATACTACGGTGACTACTATCATTCTTCCTCCTTGCTATCTTCATCATTGCCGTAGACTGCTCTCTCCAGATCATCTATCCTGAGTAGAGCATCTCTCAGCTCCTCTTTAAGCTCGTTCAACAGCTCCGAGTTCTCCATCCAGAAGTCGCAGAGCTCTATCAGCTCCTCTTCGCCAATATCCGTCTTGTCTCCGCACACCGCCTTGTGCCGTAGGAGCTCTACCCTTGCACGGTTAAGAACTTTCAGCTCCATCCTCTATCCTCCATTCTGTTCCACACTTACAGCAGATACCGTGCGGCTCGCTCGATATAATAAGCTCGCCGCATACATAGCACTCGAACTCCCATTCAGATCTTTCTCTCATAAGTACCTCTTCCATTACCCAATCAGCTATGCCTGCTTTGATGCCGTCCGCGCAGCCCTTACACCAATGCAAAGAGAGGAGGGCCTCTCTCAAAGCTGCTTGCTCTGAGATGGCCCTCCGGAGCTGTTCACAGCCTCGCGACCCTGGTGACATTTGCGAAGACGGTGTCAGCGCCGCTTCGGTGTTCGACCATGATCTGGCACATAGACCCAACCAAATCACGGATCGACCACGGCTTGCCGTCCTCATTCTGCCCACAGGCTTCACGCAGCCTTGAGAGCTGAACGTTCTTGCCGGGGCTAAAGTCCAAGTGCCCCGAGTTCGTGAGATCGAGGAACACGGACTGCCGAACGAACGTCTTGTCCCTGCCCGTGGCTTGCTTGACGCTTTCGTCGAGGACTTCCCACTTCACGTCCAAGACGATTCGCTCATCGCCGTCTTTCGTATTGATCTGACGGGCCGAAACGTCTACGATTTGAGCCGTGTATTCGCCCTCTGGGCATGGAGAGTACTCAGTATCCCCCCGTTGGGTGTACACTGCGGAAGTGAACGTCTTTGGATCGAAGGTTGACATGTGTGTTTATTCTCCTTTCTTGGTTTCTTGGGGCATTACACCCCCAAGCTTTTTCCAGCCCTCAATAAGGGCCGTGAAATCCGGTGCTAGCCTAGCAGCAAGCGGCAGATGTATTGCCGTCACATCGGCACTCGCGTCGCTTGTGCTCCAATAGAACTTCTCGCCCTCTCTTACTGCGAGAATGAAGTTGTCGAATGTCCTTGGAAGTACTGGGCCGAGCTTCGAGCCGTGCGTGTGGATCAAGAGCTTGACGCCGCCGAGGATCTGGTCTGTGTCACGTTCGACGTGTGCCGTAAGTACAAAGTGGCATCGGCACACATCGTTCACTTGCTCCACGAACCGACGTGTGAAGTCCTGTGCCTCACCAATCTCCGGTAGCGTCATATTGGTCCTTGACCCGACCAGCATGAGCTTTATCATCGAGTCCAGTCCTGTCAGGGAGTCTATGACAAGAACCCTCCCTTCGTCCCAACTGTCGACTGGCCCGTAAGACCTTCCATGCTGGTCTACGAAGTTGGTCATTTGCTCAAGAACCCGGTAGAAGCTTGTGTACTCGCCACGCGACTCCAGCTTCCTCGCGCGGGCATCCGGCGCCAGCTTTGCCGCTGCGTCCGCACTGGCCTTCAGCTTCTGCCAGCCCACAGGGTTAGGCGGAATGTGGACCCAGTGGATCTTGTCTAGCACAGGGCCGAGGACCGAGAGAGACTTCTGCTCGGTGAAGATGGCAAATACCTCAAGCCCTGTGTTAACAAGAGTCCTGAGTGAGTGTGTCTTGCCGGAGCCAATGGCTCCGGCAAGAATTGTCTTAGAACCTGCGATCATGATTTGGCCTTTCGATCTGGGAGGGCAGCGACCTTCCTCAGCTGCTCCAGAAAGTCCCTCGACTCGAAAGCGAATACGGCGCGCTCTTCTGGTTCGTCAGTTGGGAGGACCAGATAGGTTGTATCATTGATCCTATACCATCCGGTGTCCAATTGAAGACCCATTTGGAGGACCTCTTCAAGCGTGTAGAGGTCATAGTAGTCAGGCTCCAGATAGTCGATAAAGCTGTTGTACATAGTCTTACCTCCCAGAAAGATATCCCTTGATTACGTCTGCAATCTCCCTTGGTGTGTTGAGCTCGAACGAGACCACTCCGAATTTACCGCCAGTGGCATTCGTCAGCTCCCTGAGAAACCTTGGCGGTTCGCCGTCGCCGCAGTAGATGACATTGATAGTCATCCCCTTGGCGGAATCCAAGGCGTCTGCCTCCGAGTCAGGTTCGCCGTCGGTAAGGACTAGAATGTTCGTATGGCCGAGGGATCTCAGCTGCCGAAAGGCGTTTCCCATGTTTGTGGACCCGCCGCAGCTATAGAATCCCTCTTCCCACCTGCCGAAGCTACTGTTGAAGAAGAACTTTGGCTGCTGGACATTCCCTAACTCCTCCAGCGATTCCCGCAGGACGTGGACTCTCTTTCTCACGCCGTCATTCAGGAAGCTCTCCATAGACCCGCTCAAATCCAGCAAGATCGCCCCGACAGACGAACGCTGGAGGCGGGCTTTCTCGAACAGGCTAAGACCGGAACCCTGGCTTGTTGGTAGCAGTGACATTCAGTTATTCCTCCTCTTCTTCGTCCAACACGAATTCGACTGTGAAGCCTTCGTTTTCTAACAGCTCTTGGACTTTCCTGACAATCTCGTCTCGTTTAAGAGACGAGATAACCCACAACAGAACACGCTCTCTCATATTTTCTCCTTTCCGTTTGATAGGTCCAACAATTTCTCTATTGACCTCTCGGCCTTGGCAGCGGCCAGGGCTGCCTCTGCTTTCGTTGCCCCACTGTTCAATGCAAGGCTCAGCAACTTCTGAAGCCTTGCATACTCTTTCTCCAGTCCCTGGGATTCCGACTCTTTAATCAAGCCGGAGTTGATGGCCGCTATGAGGATGGACTCTACAGCTTCCACCTCCTCAGGCAGCGACTTGATGTAGACTCCCTGTGACTTGTGGAGGCCTACATCCGTTTTTAAGATAGTCACAATCCCTTTCGACTGGATGCAGGCGTGAGAACTGGCCAAGTCAGATGTCCAAACCAAATGACCCAAGACAGCCCTGAATTTGCCTCGCTTTGGGCCTGTCTTGATCATGATCGGCCAATCTGACACGACGTCAGACGTTCGAGCTATCACAGCCGGGTAGCGGCGGCCACTGACTATTGAGACCATTGAAATGCTCACTGGGCAATCTCCTTCTCTTTGTGGTGGAGTGGGCTCCACTCTTCTTGTATGTCAAAGGTGTTGAACCAGCGTTCCGGGTGTTGGCTCTTACACAGAACCACGTAAGAGCACCATTCGCACGGTCGGCCCAAGGCCTTGGGTCGACTCTTGGAGAGCAGGGTTGACACCCTGGTAAGCATGTTGTCGTACCACTCTGAGATTAGCCAATCCTTCCGATAGATAATGGCCTCTCTAACCTCCGGCTGATTGGCTATCTTAATTCCGCGTACAATTACTCCCCTGGAGTCGATGCCGAACTGGGAGGCGGCCCACATGTACCCTAGGAACTGGAACCGCAGGTCCCAGCCGTCTCCCCAGCTTGGACCCATTCTGGTCGTGGTCTTGTCGTCCAGCAGATAGACACCTGCTGACGTGTTGACAATCATGTCTATCCTGCCGGAGTAGAGAAAGGGCTGCCCATCCAGGTTGTTGATGGGCAACGGGATAGAGAAGGTCACTTCGAACATCGGCCGCCCATTCAACACAAGCGGCTGTGCCTTCTCCAGTGGGAATTGGTTAGTGTATAAGTCGTAAGCGGCGAGGATCTTGTCCAAAGACCTTGACGATCCTGGATCAGTGTCCGGGGCTGCTGAAAGGAGCCGACGGACACCCGCTAACTTCCCGGATTCCGGATCTTCGGTCTCCCAGTAGGTCTTACGGGCCATGTAGATGGCCTCGTGGAAAGCAGCCCCTACGTCAAGCGGCTCTGTGCTGCCGTCCCTCGGCCTTAGTCTGTTCTCGAACGCCCACTCGAACTTCTTGGGGCACTCGCCGAGGGTAGACAGCATGGTGCTGTCTATTACGTGTGGTGGCATATTACAGTCCAAGCTGCCTGGAGATGTCCTCCAAGCTTATTCCCTTCTTCTCCGGCTTTTGCTCTTTGGTCTTCCGCTTCGCGGCTCCGATAAGTTCAGCCCTGCGCTCTCGCGCAAATTGTAGGGCTTCCCTGAGGTCGTCATCCGTCACTGACGCTGGGTCAGTGAGGATTCTCCGTCGAAGTTCGATCAGTTCTTCTAATGTCATGCTTCTTTACTCCTTTCGTTTAGCGGTCTGGCGCTCTAGCCACTCTGCGAGGATGTCCGTGACCAGTTTGCTTCGGAGGCCATACATCGGCCTTCCCCTGGCCACGTCCATCAGCAGTAGTGACAACCTGTTGTACAGCGTCTCTGGAATGTACGCTTCGAGTTTGATTTTCGGTTCTCCCTTGGGTCTCATTGTTAGCTCACCACCGTTACTGGGACATAGGTAGGTACCCGGGACAACAGCTTTCTGGCGATCTTAACCGCCGACTTTTTATCCCGGCAGATCGCCATAAGGCATCCCGCCTGCCACACTGTGTATCTGGTCTGAGATAGGGCATCATGCCAGTCGGGATAGTTGTCGTCCAAGGCGTACACAATCTCCTTGTGGAGGCACCTGAACCTCTTTGGCATCCGCCACTTCGCCTCACCGAACTCGTCCACCTCGAAGAGGACGTAGCGGCGTTTATCTTTGAGCTCCCACTCTTGGAATGGGAGCTCAGAGATAAAGTAGCCGCCCGGCCCGTATGAAATGGCCAGCCTCTTTATTGGGAGGCTGGCCGCCAACGCTAGGCTCTCGTTCGTGGTCATCTTGCTACTCCGTTGTGGAATCGGGAAGCTCGCTGTCCTTTGCTGCTTTCTTCAACAGCTCTATGGCTGTTTGAAGAAGCACCGTGATGGTCCAATATGTAAGAACCTTGTCCTGCTCTATCCGGTATGCACACCGGATAGCACGGTACTTCATGCTCTCCGGTGCGAGCAGGTCAATCGCCGTCAATACGAGCTTGTCGGTGTTAGTTTCTCTCTGCATACTGATTGGCCGACATCTCGAAGACCGCCACAAGCGACATCCACAACGTCCACATCGCTTCGGCGGCCGTTTCGCCGTTGAGCATCTTAACGATCTGGACTACGTTCTCCACCATCTTCTCGGGCATTTCGTCTGGGACGAACTGTGCACACTGGTTCATCACAGACTGAAAGTTCTCGAATAGGTGCATTGCCATCTTCTCTTGTCTCATCGGACTCTTTCTCCTAAATAATTTCAGAGAGGAGGTCTTCTAGTGAAAGAGATCCCTCCCCTTTCTTCGTCTTTCTCATGTTAGAAGGTGGACAGGATTTCGCTGACGCACGAAACTCTTCCACCTCCTTTGCCAGCTTTCTGTCGAGGAGGCCTTTGCGGAGATATTCCAAGTACATGATGAGGTTCTCGATGTACTTGGAATCCGCGATCGAGGTGCTGATGTAAGCCGCGTCCCAGTCTCCCGCGGTCGCGGCCCGCTGGCGGGATTCGAAGTTCTGGATTTGAAGTGTGATGGTGGGCCTTGCTGGATTCGAACCAGCGACCGACAGATTATGAGTCTGCTGCTCTGACCGCTGAGCTAAAGGCCCTTCTAGCTTGTTGGTTTGTTCTTCTTGTCTGTTTTCCGGCATGGTTCCCGTTCCCATTATCACCATTATAACATATGCTTCGTCAAAAGTCAATAGATTTTTTCAAGAGCCCCCCCGGGTGGAGCGAGGTATTGGTCGTCTCCGCTGACCTCGAACATCAATCGGACAGCTTCATACGCCATTGTCCCCTCTGGCCAATCGAAGTACTCCACTTCAGGAAGGCGGACGCCATTCCACAATTTCATAGCCGCGTCCGCAGCTACATCGGGCGGCATGTCTTCTACCATAACGCCTTGTTCAGGTAGATGCACAGGCCAGTAGCATTCACACTGGTAGATCTTGATATGCGGCTCGAATATGATCTTCTTGAACTGAAGTGCCCGTTCCAAGTCCTCGAATACAAGAAGGGCGCCAGTAGGTGGCGCCCATACAACACTGCCGATCCTGTATGTGACCGATAGATGACCGCCGACGAGTGAGGTTAGCTTGCCGTCGCTGTGGCGGCGGACAATCTTGTATCGTTTGTGGATTGTTGGGGTGAAGATTAAATCCCAGATCCAATTCACGGCATTATCCTCTTGGAGTACAATCGCGAGCGGAGTCGGCATCGCTTGAAAGCAAGTGTACCAGCTGGCCACGGCTCCAGGTTCCAAGGGTCGAACTTCCTGAAGTCTTCATCCCATAGCTGCTTGACCTGATTGTCCGTGAGAAGGCAGATGTCTAAGCGGTACTTTGGAAGTGAAATCGGGCCGTCAACTTCTGCAAGCCACACCTCCCACGGAAGTCTGCCAGCGAACTCGTGGGCTGTGTTCTCTTCGCCGTAGACCAAGATGCCGCCCACTGTGGCTTCCGTCCATTCTCCTGGGAAGTATTCCAGCGTTGTTGGTCCATCCACAATAGCGCTTACCAAGCGTCCTTTGACGTTCCGGACTACTTTATACGCTGTGGTCATGCTCACTTGACCTCCTTTATCTTCTCTGACAACAAACAGCGCTTGAAGGCCAGTGTGCCCTCCGGCCATCTTACAAGGTCAAACCCTCTGACCTTGTTCCAGCGCTCTTCCCAAACATCTTGGATTCTCTCCAGTATGGGTAGGTCCCAACCCCAATACCATAGGCTGTACTTTGGAAGCTTGATCGGGTCTTCCACTTCGGCGAGCCAGACTTCCATTGTATACTTGACAGAGTTCGCCCCGATACGCTCTGCAAACCGTACGGCCTCCTCCTCGTCAGAGAAGACCAATATTCCGCCGATTTTAGCTTCCACCCACTTGCCTGGGTGGTACACTAAGGCCGCCGGACCTTCGATGGATGCGCTTGCCAGTTGTCCTTCGGTGTTTCGGACTACTTTGTAGGCTGTTGCCATACTAACCTCCTGCTTACTGCAAACCAAAGTAGACCAGCAGTTTCTTCACATCGCTTGCAATGCTAGCGAGCACTGCGTCGCTGGACGGTTGTGGGTTCAGTTCAGACGGGATATCCTTGCGATAGACAAGCACGCCGAACGGCGTCACGTGGAGTGCTTCGCGCGGATCGAGCGGCCGGCAGGGAATCGGGATCTCCGGACGCACGTCTTGCTCGCCGGTATCCTGAGCAAAGCTGACCCACACCGGCCCCCTGGGCGTCTGCTCCCACTTGCCCGGCGCGCCGATTCCGTTCGCATACTTGGACTTGAGCAGCAGCCCGGCGTTGTAGTACTCCGGGCCGATCCGCACCAGCCACTGTCGGCGCGATTCCCCCTTCCACTCGATGCGGAATGGGCCGCTGGTGAAACCCTGCGACTCGACTACTTCGTCGACACCAAGCTCGGCCGCCAGCGCCTGCGCTTCCTCTTTGCGGCTGAGTAGATCGGCGCGCAGCGGCTGCGGCGCAAGCGGCGGCGGACCGGTGACGACGGCCGGAGTCGGCTCGACGACGTACTTCGGATAGACGTACGTGCCCGGCAGGTTCGGCAGGGCGGCCTCTTGTCGGGTGAGAACCAGTTTCTTGAACGAGCGCGAGGTCAGGTCGAAGTAGTTGTACTCGATGAGCTCGTTGGCCGGATCGTCGACCCCTTCGAGCGCGGTCGTGTCGGCCCAGCGCTTGATCCGTCGAACTTTGTCCCACGGCGGCGCCTGCTCGCCGAAGGTCTGTTCCCAAGTGGCTCGCGTATGCCGATCGAACAGCCAGAGGCGTTCGATTGGGTAGTAGGGTTCATTCGGAAGCTGAAGTTGCTTTGGTTCGATTCTGACTGACATTGTTTTTACCTCCTATTGCTTTAAGTCCTCATCCTCGCGTGCCCACGCTTCGGCAAGGGCTTCGATGAGCACGCGCTTTTTCTCGTCGGTGAAGTTCATGATTGCATCTTCGCACGGCAGCAGATACGGCCGCTTGACTTCCTGTGGGAAGTCATCGAAGATCTCCTCGGCCCTTTCAAGGAGTTCGCCGAGCTTCTCGCTGCAGCGAACGCTTCGGCACGCCGCAAACGGGTAGCCGAACCAGTCATCTTGAAGGGCTGTGTAGAGGTCGATTGTCTCGCTGACTGCTTTCTTGAGCTTTTCGATGGCCTCGCTGGCCCTGGTGATATACGCCTGTTTGTCTGACATATTACCTCCCTTCTAGCGCCCGGCGGAGAAGCTCGGCGTCCCAGCTCTTGTCCGAGGTGTAAAGGACGAGCTTTGTGCCTTTCACCTTCGAATGGATCTGGGACGCCTGACGGAAGTCCTCTTCCCGCCCGGCGTGCTTCAACACTGCCTTGAATAGGTTGAACTTAGCTCGGAGCGATTCGGCGGCCTTGGTCGAGCCGCATTCCACTTCGAGCTTTCCATCTTGAGATACCCGCCTTATGGCCTCCCAATAGGCCATGTCAAAGTGTTCTAGGGATATCATGTTACTTTTGCCTCCGATTCTGCTGAGAGCCCCCCCGGGTGGAGCGCCAATGGAGGGCGAATATGAAGAGGATGATGAGTAGGGCGGCCGCTGTGATGGCTTGTTTCATTGTGTGGCCTCCATGCACCAAGAGTGAAAGGCCTCCGAAGAGGCCTTAATAGGATGGTAAGTGGGCCACAGCGTCACGCCAGCACCTCCTCGTACGCAATCCAGCCTGTGCGGCCAGCTTCCGACAGCCGGACCAGCCGCCAAACGTGATCTTCGGTGACCACGTTCCCAGACTGCATCGCCACGACCAATAGGCTGAGTCCTCGCGGCAGCGGGAGTGGCGGCGCCTCTTCGCCAACACAGATCGCCACTGGCCTTGCATATTCGGCCCGATAGAGCCGCGCCTCCTCATCGTAGACGACGCGGCCCCATAGGGCCACGATTCCGGCCACTTCGCTGGCCGCGAGTTCACCCTGGTGCCCAGACACCTGAAATCGGCTACGCCCCCAAAGGGTGATGGTCGCGCCAGCGGGGTCGTACGCGTACAATCCACAGGCGCATCGCGGCTCTGGGGATCGGTGCCATGCTGGCGGGCTGTCTGGCCAGATGCGCTCGCAAGTCGCGCGCACGCAGCTATCCAGCGGCCAACGCTGTGACCGCATCGTAGTGGACTGGAGCGCAAGCCCTACGGCTACTCCAAGGTCGTATCTCCGGCCCCAATCCCAGGCCCGGACCCCATACAGCGGGTCCGGGCCTTCCGAAATGACAAGACGGCCTGAGATGCTTACGTCAGCCATACATTCCACCCACAGGCTTCTCCATCCAGGCGGGCTGAGGCGGAGGCTGAGGCGGAGGATATATCACCTTCAGTTCCGCTCGGCTTTCCACGGCGATGTCTTCTTTGAGATCACGGATGGTAGTCACATCCGTGTGAACTACGACCTGAAAGCCGTCGTCAGACTTGGTCACGAGAGCCGCGCGGTAGGGGCGGCCATTCGGCGCTTGGTGTACCAGCAGCACCTTGGTGGGACTCGTATGGATATACACCCAGTCGTAATGGAGGCGTCCCCACGTGAAGGTGACGGCCTCCCCGTGCCTGGAGACCTGCCAGAGGGCGCTGTTTTCCAGCTTATCCACTCGCCAATTATGGCCTGGATAGCCGACGTAACAGCAAGCCCAGCCCTTGTAGAACTTGACGTCCCGCACGAGGCCAGTGGGCTGGAGGGCGCGCGGCAACACCTCCAAGGCTTCTTCGGCCGCTGTGGCCCAGGCCTTGAAGGCGTTCCAGTAATGGTCTGGGCGGTTGCAAGCCTTGCGCGGTGAGTATGGCTTGTAACGGTTGAGGAAGTCCAGAAACTCCAGCTTCGACCTGAGGGCTTCCGCGCGGTCCAGTTCCGCGCGGAGAAGGTTGATCGTGCCACAGCACGTGTCTGCTAGGGCGTTGTGGTAGAGCTTCGTCAGATCGGCGTCTGACGGAAGCTGGAGGTTCATCAGTAGATAGCGAGCCAGCTCCGGGGCTTGCTCGGCGTCCCGGAGAAAGGCGTTTTTCATGAAGTTTTTAAAGTGTTGATTCATCTTCTCTCCTTTCTTCTTGGGCGGCTTCCCATTCAGCCGCCACAGTCTCTGCGAGCTCGCGCCTCTCAAGCTCTGTTGTACAGGCCAGGGCGCGACAGATGTAGAAGGCGTTTGGCCTCCTTGCGGAGGCCGGGAGCTGACTGTAAAGCTGTTCGGCCAGCTCTACCTGTCCGGCGTGAAAGGCCTCTTGGAAGGCCTCTATCAGACTGTAAGCCTTTTCGATATTGGTCATGTGTTAGCGCCAGGTCGGCTTCGGAGGAAGCCACCGCCGAGGGGGCATCCCTTCAGGGACGTAGCCAATTGGGGCGCGCCAGCGGGTCCGACCGACTTGCTCGATCGGACAGTCGGTCGGATATGTTGGCCAGGCTACCGTCCGCGGGTCTTTTAAGATCGCCTTCGGCGCGCTTTCGACGCGCCGAACCTCGGCTTCCACGACCCAGTCGTCGTCGCCGTACTTGGTGCCGATCAGGAGTTTAGCGTATGCCCAAGCGGGCCGCGCCCGCCGAAAGGCAACTGGTAACGCCCGGAGTGTGTTCCGGGCGTCTGTTGAGACGAATACTTGGTAATGCATCAATCTCTTATCTCCTTTTCATCTTGGGCGGTGCCGTCCGCCCGTTCGGGGCGCGTTGCCCCATTGTCATTGTACCATATGCTTGGTTAAAAGTCAACAGGTATTTTTAAGGGGATTGGGATATCGGGATGTGTGGCGGCTTGGTATGTAATATCGGTATGTATACCCGTATGAAACCAGTTGCCGCTAGTTTATACACCATTATGCACTCATGAGCGCGGTATAAATCCCATGAAACCGATCCGGGGGGTTTCCCGGGCGGTTTGCACGGTTTTACGTTTCGGCTTGTGGTGGTATGGTTTTCCAAGGGGTGGTTGTCCCTTGGTGATGTTCCAAGGGGGTGTGTTTTAAGGGGTTGTTACCCCTTGGTGTTTTCCCAAGGGGTGGTTATCCCTTGGTGCTTTTCCAAGGGGTGTGTTTTAGGTGTTTGTTTTTAAGCTATTTGTTTGTTTTAAGTTGTTTGTTTATTTCTTAAATTTTTTTTTTTTTTTTTTTTTTTTAAGAAT